ATGCATTCCAACACGAAAATGACAAACACGCTTATGTGCAAATAGTTTCCACCAATCAATCAAGAAATCCTAATTTCAAATTTCAATTCAAAGACATATATGAAAACAATTTTATTAATAGGAAAATGAAACTATGTCAGGAAAGTTTTGTAGCTAATGGTATGTACAAAGTACTCAGTACAATGGAAGAAACACCTGAAGGGGAACTACGTGTGATTCAATGCTCTGACATAAACGCCAATAAGAATGAGTACGTAGTAATGAAAAGAATAGGAACGACACTTAAAAGCATCAAATTTTACAGAGACACAGAACTCACTAATATCTTTAAGAATTTTACACTAACAATGGAAATGGAAGAATCGAGTTTCTGCATAACAACGGAAGTCTATAATCAGGTATTGAGAAAAATAGTTGCTGCTAACATCATAGACACGAATACCATCACATCATATTTCACAGACTATTGGAGGAGAACCTCTCAGACATCAGATTTCAATTTAGCTACACCATTTATAGTCGATGTGATGCACACCGCCCTAGAACATCATCTTAGAATAAGCCAAGTTTCTAACAGCCTATTAGTGCAGGCTCTCAATGAAGCTAAACAGGGTAAATTCACTGAAAATCCAGGAATTTTTAAAAGTTTATATTTGGACGCTATAGCAGTAGACCTCAACCCTAGAAGTGAAGAGCTCTTTGACACACATGTTAACGACATTTTAATTAATAAGAAAACCCTTATTAAGAACACCAAAGAAAAGAAAACACCACCACAAGACAAAAATAAAAATTACACTGACTACGAGGAAACTAGAGAATTTTCTTCAACCTTCAATAATGATAGGAGAAACAGAAGCAGATTAAACATGCACTTTAACAAACCGTATTTATATAGTTTTCATGATTATGAAGAGGCTTTTTATAGCTTGGACTCAGATTTCTTTACACCAATAACTCCCAACCACGAGTATGACCATTTGTCTGTTAACAACACTGACAGCATGCAATTTGATTCAGAGTACAGTAGTGAAAATGGAGAACTTTCAACAGCAATCATTGATCACGTTAAGAAAAATAATTTAGACAGCAATTTAATAATACCTCAAGAAGTTCTAGACCAACAACAGAAGAATGATTTTAAGGAAATTAGTAAAAATAGAGAGAACTGGCAACCTTATAACAATACGAACTTTAGTTTAGGTTTTGCCTTCAATAATACTGGAGATATTTCGATGAAAAAAGAGCCTGAAATGGAACCAATAACAACTAATAAACTCAAACAAGATGAAGTTTTTCACAAAACAACCTGTGTTCCAAGAGAACTATATGAGAAATTCTTAATAAAACCAATTGATCATCCAAAAGATACCATCACGACACACATCTATGACACAAG